TTGTTTATTGCTGGGTCTTTTAAGTTTAAAATAAGCTTGATAAGCTCGGCTTTTGAACTAGCGTTTTTCATTCGGCTACCTTTCCAATCAACACATATATGATACGCCCAATTCTTATTAAAGTAAAGGGATATTTGATCTTGACAATAAAAAAAATGACCTTATTGCTAAGGTCATTCTAATAAGCTAGGCTGTATTGTTAAGCTTAGGCATAGCTGTCAGCTAGAGCTGCAGCATTCTCATGAACCAAATGCCCATGGTAGTTGTAGATTTTGTAATGGGCATCTGAAGTGTTTGCTTTTTCCATCGCCTCTTCAATTGAAAGATCTTCTTGAGTTTCTTTTCTCAAGAATCCCTTCACCCATTTATATTTTACGAGTCTGTGTTTGCCTTCTCTTGACATGTGCTTATCCTTCGAAATGTTTGCGCCAAATTTTTTTGGTTTTATTAGTATATTTAGTCAATGATCTTTGGTTCAACCAGACATTCAGACGAGGATATGTATAAGCATGACGTAGATCTTTTGCGATAGTTGCGCTATCAGTTGGATCCGGATGTTCTAAGTGATCAGACAACCAAGGAATTTCCTTTGACCCAACAACAGGAACTCCACGAGACAATAGATCAGCTGCTACAATATTAAATGTTTCGCTGAAGCTGACCTGCATACCAATGTCTATTTTATCGCAAATTTGTAAGAACTCTTGTTGTGGGCACCAAGTATGCATAATAAGCTGATGACCTTTGTCGTAAAGATGTAAGAACATCGCCTTTAGATTATGCAGTACTGGGTCGCCCTTCATTTCAATACGACCAGCATTGATATGGAAATTAAGTTTCTTACCAATTCTTTCAGCAAACTCAACAGCAGCAATCGCCTGAATCAAATGGTTCTTCAATGGACGAACAGCACCAAAACAAGCAACGTCAACTGTTTCCTTAACTTTCAACCATTCTAATTTGCTTAAACTTGGCTTCAGCAGGTTTTGATTGTAATAATTTGGTAAATAAATCGTTTTATTTTCGTAACCAAGTGCCTTGAAATAAACATCAACTTCACGCATCATACGTGGAGCATTAATACCGATTATTACATTAGGATGCTTAATATATTCAGCTAACCAATTCATAGCCATACCTTCATTCGCCATGAAAGGCATCTCGCTATGCAAACGAACAATCCACTTAATGTTTGGGTGTAACCGAGCCAGTTCGTTTAATTTAACTGGAGTAACCCATAATGCTTCGAGAATACAATGAGTTGGTTTGTAATCTGTAACCATGCGGTCTATGCAGTTGGCATCAATACAAACTCTAAGAGTTGCCGATATATACATTTCATTAAGCATATCGACAACGAATTTTGCGGAATTATAAAGACCAGTGCTTAGACCGATCTCATTATGCGTAATTGCATTATAATCTTCTCTACGCTTGAGAAGAAACAATAAACGATTCATCATTTCATCCTATGAATGGGAGTGGCTTTCCATGCCTATTTATTCGCAAAAAATATCGAAAACTTGATTGTGATAATTTTTTGTTTGCTTTACAAACACTTGCGGGTCTTCATGATCAACGCCAATAAGAATAACAAACTGAGGAATGTTAAGACCAGTCAGCTCTTCAAACATAATTGAATATGCTGTTGCTTGTAGGAAATATGAAAAGATATGACTTTCATCTTTTATTTTACGGGATGTTTTGAAGTCAATGATTGAAGGAATGCCATCCCATTCAGCAACGCAGTCTGTTCGTCCAGCAGCGTTCAGCTTCAATGAATATAACGGCGCTTCTAATGCATTAACAGTATCAACATGTTCATCGAGTTTTTTCTGTATCCCTTTGAACATTGACATATTCACAGGCATTGTTTTGGGCGGATATTCATCTTGATTAAGAAGATATTTCTCGGCGATTAAGTGAATCGCTGTTCCACGATTAGCAGCTTGTGTGGATATTTTATTGGCTTCCACTTCGCCAACTTTTGCTCGCCATTCAAGCAATCCTGTTTTATCGAGTTTACGACCTAGGACAGTTGTGACTGAAGGCAGACGTATACCAGCTGGTGTGACATAGTATCTGCCTTTTTCTGTTGTTTCCGAATCTAATTCATGAAACGCATAATGTTGCTGTTTAAACTCTTTATTACGCTTGAATTTTAAGTTTGTCCTTAGCAATAATATATTCCTTCACCATTGCGGAACGAACGATATCTTGTTCCGTAAAATCAATAAACTCAAAAGACTTCATTTTGTTAATAATGCGCATGAAATCGATCAGACCATTTTTCTCATGCTCTTTAGTAAAATCAGACTGGCGGAAGTCGCCACAGAATATGATCTTACAGTTCTTACCTACACGAGTGATTACTGAGTCAAGCTCATGTAATGTCATATTGGCGATTTCATCAACCACAATAATACAGTCATTAAGAGTAGTACCGCGTATGAAAGAAGTGCTGATAAAGTCGACAATACCTTTTTGCTTGAGATATTCATATGCATCACCTCTTCCAAACAGTTCTGAAAAGATAGCTAGATACGGGGCTTCGTAGACTTTGGTTTTTTCTTTGTTGTTTCCTGGGAGGAATCCCATGTCTCGTGTAGGCACAACGGATCTAACAATGACAAGCTTTTTATATCGCGAGCTGTCGGATAGTATGGATTGAAGGGATAGGTAGATTGAGAGGAAGCTTTTGCCAGTACCTGCGATTCCGTGGAGGAGTAGGTTTTTTCCGTCATGATATTTCTCAAATGTTAGACGTTGATTGTCAGTGAGTGGTTCAAAGTGTTTCAGTTTAAAGTTTAGTTTAAGAACATTTTCTTCATGTTGACCATTTTGTTGGAGGATACGACGTTGTTTTCTTGTTAGTCTTTTTTCTTGCGTCATTTAAACCACTTTTTAAAATGTGTTCACTGTGCTCCCATGTACTCCTTTAGAGTTTCCATCTTTAATCTTTTTTAACAGATCACGAAAACCAGCTTCTGGTTTTTGTAAGCCTCTGCCAGAATGGATAAGAGGAGCTCCATGAACAAGTTGAGATATATGTTTGTTTTCCTCAAGATATACATCTAGAGCTGAGATACTCATAAAGTTTTCGAACTCTTCACCCGTCTCATTATTTATGAATTTGTAAGTCGGCATTGTCTTCACCAAAGTCTTCTATGAAATCTTGCTCAATAGCCGTAAGATCTTTTGTACGCAACGCACGTTCAAAACGGCGCTCTTTACGCTTGTCCTTACGGCTACGATAGTCTTCAGTGTACTCTTCGTCAGACCAATCGTTCTTACGAAATTTACGGATCTTCTGATTGCTCATACTGGGATAAATCCTGGGAAAGCTTCGTTAACAATATCAACAGTTATGCCTTTCCATGGCAACTTCTTTTCTTTAATAGCGCAAAGCATCTTAGCATCTGCTGGAGCAACTGTTTCTAACATTTCAATAAACATTGCTTCACGCTTTACTTGCTTCAGTCCAGGGTATGGACCTTCAACAAAGTACGCTAACTTACGCGCATCTTTGATCAATACGTTCTCTTGATCAACAAGATCATTTGGCTTGTATGGAGGCTCGCCTTCTGGCAACAACCATTTAATACGTGGATCAAACGCACCCTGAAGAATAGTGCGAAGAACAAAGCTGTCATTGGCTTTCAATGCTGCTATCTTTTCTTCTTTCTTCTTCAACTTGCTGACCTTCTCAAGGAATTCAGCAACACCAACTCTCATGCCCATTAAAACTCTCCGATATGTTCCATTAAATGTTTTAGTTTGTATGCGATAAAATAATTAAACATCTTATCACGACCTTTTTCTGTTTGGTTGTTATAAGATTCAATAACCTTTTCTTTGATCTCTTCAGGTATTTCGCTCAGGTCAATTAGCTTTTTGTTACGCATATAATTGTGATACAATGTACCTTCGAGACTATCTATATTTTCTATAATGTTAATGATTTTCTTTGTGGTCATCGGTTTCTGACGTTCTCCGACAACAAAGCAATTATCAGCAGAAAGTACGTTAGGTACACCATCTCCTGAGTCTCCTTTAAGAATATGCTCGATTAAGTAGCGTTTGGGATTGTCATGCTTAATCCACTTCTTACGAACAGGGTCATATTGCTTCACATGTGAATGAGTTTGTAATTGAATGAAGTCCTTATCGCCAGAAAGGATAAGAATATCATCGTCATTGAATGAACCGAAGTTTTCGCAAAGAGTCGCAATGATGTCA